GAAGATCGGATAATATCCAGTCATTGACAATAGTGAAAGATGGAAAGGACGTGACGTACAAACGGGAGGATATGTTAAAGAGTAACTGGGAAATAAGACAGGCAGACTTCAAATAAAGAAACCTGCCTGAATCGGGGTTCAAACCCTTGCGGGAATGATCCATCGCAAATATAACGGTTATTATTTAAATAACAAATAGATAGGAGGAAAAATGGCCGAAAAATTTATGGAGAAGGAGCGCAAGGCGCTGGAAAAGTTCCTGCGCCGGGAGATGCCGGTCATCGCCGGGCGAATGGCCCAAGACCATTTTCAAAACAACTTCCGGTTAGGAGGCTTTGTGAACGGAGGGCTGCACCCGTGGCCGAAGGCCAAGCGGTTGTCATCGGGTGGAACAGGAGCTGCCAGCAATTACGGCACGCTGCTTTCCGAACGGAAAGTCCTATTTAAATCCATCAAATACATACCGGCGGACTACCGGGTGAAAATATCGAACGATGTGGTCTACGCCCCCATTCACAACTGGGGAGACACCGTGCATCCTGCCGTGACCGACAAGATGCGGAAATGGGCTTGGCGACAGTTCTACAAGTCGGCCGGCATCCGGAAGAACGTGTCGAAAAAAACGAGGGCGTCGCGGTTGAAGGAAGCCGCCGCCAACCCGCAGGCGCAGATGTGGAAAGGACTCGCCCTCACCCGGAAAAAGAAGCTGAGCATACGCATTCCACAACGGCAGTTTATCGGGGAAAGCGAGGAACTCAACGAGAAAATAGAAAAGAAAATCACTGAAAAAATCTTCAACATTCTAACCTCATAAAATCATGGAAGAAATCTTTATCACCATCATGGAGCAAATCGCCCGTGAAATGCCGGATCTGTCGCTCATCGACGAGGACTACGGCCAATTGGAAATGGGAGCCGACGAAGACCACTACCCGGTCACCTTCCCCTGCGTGCTGATCGGGAACACCGATTCGAACTGGCACGACCTCGGCTACGGGGCGCAGAACAGCGAGTCGTTCATTACCGTGCGCCTCGCCATCGACTGCTACCACGACACCAGTCACGCCTCGGGAACCTACGAGAAAGTACGCGAACGCCAGCAGACGGCGAACAAGCTGTACCAAACCTTACAATGCTTGCAGTGCTCGGAAAACGCATCGCCGCTCGTGCGGGAGAAAAGCCGGGAATATGCGCTGCCGGGATATATCAAGGTATTCGAGACGACCTTCTCGTTCACCCTGCACGACGAGTCGGCGATGGAGCCGTGACGCTGTAAAACGCAAAAGGGGTGACCGCCCGCAAACGGCCACCCCTTGTCTTATCCCCGGAACAAGGCTATCGGAGTCCTTTCGCCCGCAGCATTTCGAGCAGATCGCCTTCCTCCGGCATCATTTCCAATATCAGGCTGCATAGAGTGTATATGCAGTCGTGGTCGTTGTCCACACGGTCCTTGTCTATCGCACCGACGGCATACGTCAGATTGCGCACATGTTCCAGCCAGTCGGCGGCCGGGAACATCGTGGGTATCTCCACCACGATCTTGTCTTTCTCGAACCGTACCATCGCTCAGCCCTCCTTCGTTTCGTTCGCGAACTCCAAAGCCAGTCGCCGGGTCTTCGCGGCTGTCGCCTCCGGGCTCAGGTCCGGGCGGCGGATTCCTCGTTTCCGGTTGGCGCTCCCGTGCTCCGTCAACGCGGCCAGCACGGCATAGCCCGTGCGGCGGCCTGTCAGCACCTCGTGCACATGGTGGCGGCTCACGCCGAAGAACTCGGCCACCTCGCGCTCGTCCTCCAACGTCACCCATTGGGGCAGCTCCGCAAAAAACGCTTTCAAGACCTCGTCCCGGTCTTTCGGCTGCAAACGGCGAGGGCGGGACACTCCCATGCGTTTCCCCGACAGCAAGCGCAGTATCGCCTCGTCCACCATAATGCTGAACTCCGGACTGAGCCATTGCGCGAAACGCAAGGCGATGCGGTAGTCTTTGCACCATGTTCCTTGATTCTCGGGCCTTCCACCGTTCCTAACTTCCACAAGGTCAGCCGTTAGGCATTTCTGCCCAACGCTTATCGCCTTGATATAACGTTTAGCCTCCTCTGTTCTTAGCCAATCTTTGGGGATTTTCCCGAAAGGCTTTGCCATTTGTGTGAGATTGATACTTGCGTTTCCGCTGAGGATTTCCGCGGCGAAGCGACTTTGATTCACTTCCACCATTTCAAGGCGCAGGGCTTTGTTCTCTTGATTCTTTTTCATAACTCTGTTATTTTTTTAGAGCAGTGCGGACCAAAAAAAGACGGCGTCCACTTCCCGTCGCTCTAAATCCTAACAGATGGACTTGCCAACGCCATTACAGCGCAGGCACGGGGTTGGATGCCGTCGTATCTTACAAGGCATAAAAAATGCCCGTATGCGGTGCATCGGACAGACTCGCTGTCCATCTGTCTAAAATTTAGAGCACCACAAACATACGAATTATTTTTCAAAGACCATACATTTCAACAAAAAAATGCGATGCGCCACTTCCCGTCGCTCTAAGTCATATTCATGGGACTTGCCAACGCCATTACAGCGCAGGCACGGGGGTTGGCACACCGCTATATCTTGAACAGTTCGAGCTGGGAGGCCGTCAGCCGGGGAACTTTCACCTTAGGCAGGGGCTTGAAGTCCTTGTCGGTCCCCTCACGGGACTTGCGCCGGATAATGGCCATGATACGCTCCTCGGAAATAAAGAACTCACGCTCCGACAGAATGCGCAGCGCGTCGTCGAACCGCAACCGCTGCACCTCGGTCCAGTAATAGTAACGACGGCACAGCGCCTCGTCCCTCAGCCTGATCAGTTCTTTGTCCCTTCCTTTGCCCATACTGCAAATATAATTGATTTTCACCCGCTTTTATTACAGGAAGTGCCGATTTTTTCACATTTCGGCACTTCCTGTTTAAGGGGTCAACGCTTTTCGACCGGTTTCCCGGCCTCCTCCGATTTTACGACTCGGTCATGCCCAGCGGTATGGGCCTCCACATGCCGTTCCTGTCTTTCATCTCGGCGCGGATAAACTGCTTGCTCACCTCCGGCTGGTAGCTCTCCTCGATAATGCGCACACCCTCCATGAACCGTGCGTCGCCGGTATCTTCGGCCACCTTGCGCAGCTGCACGATACGGCTGGCCTTTAACGTGCCTTTGGCGTCGCGGCTCAACAGCCGGAACACCATGTTCACCAATGCCTGCGTCTTTTCGTCGTTGGCCAGCGAGGCGATGTACTCCTTCACGATGGCGATTCCGTCCTCTACCGTGTCCCGGTAGCCGTCCGTCACATACACGCCCAACGTGATGCGTTTGTCGCCTGCGCTGTTGGTGAAGGTATGGCTGCGTTGGTCGTTGCGCATCTTCGTTTTAAACAGGTCGGACTTCATGGCAAGTATAGCCTTGAAATTGTCAAGCACCTTCTGTTTGCTCTCCTTGATCTCCTCGCTGATACCCAGCAACACGGGAATGGAGTTCTCGATCTCCTCGTCCACCATCTGCCTGTACATTTCCCGGTCGGCTTTGGCCTTCTCTTCGGCCGCTTTTCTCGCTTTCGCCTGTTGGAAGGCTTCGAATTCTGCTCGTTCTTCCGCTGTCATGATTACTGTTTGTTCGTTGAGTTCTTTCATAATCATTTATTTATAAGTTAAAAAAATATGCTACTTTTGTAAAAAAAATTACATGGATTTTACCGAATATATTCGTATTTTCAATAAGGAGCAAAAAGGACAATTTACAAGTTTCTGTATTCAACTACCTCTAATATTTACAGTCCTTTATCTATATTGTCCTCTGTTTAAGGAAATGGATTTATACGTACAAATTATATTTTCTATAACGGCTTCCATACTTACGCTGTTCTTTTTTGATATTTTCCTGATATTCTATTATAAAATGCTAAAAATAAGCTCTACATTCGACATTATATTGCCCACAGTTCCTGTCTTATTTTCCTCTTCCTATTTGATATTATCTGTTGATTTATATCAATTAGGTTATCAGTATGCATTACATATATATCTGTATAGTTTATTTGCATTTGTGACCTTTTTTATGGGGATAGGAATATTCATTCATATATTTAATCGTTATCATAAAAATAAGGGGAAACAAATAACTGGGAAACAAATAGATTTGTAATCCAATTTTTAGGGGCGTTGGGGTCTATAATTACATAGGCGTCCCAGTTCAGTTTTACATCATGCACCTTTTCCTTCATTCTTCCTCCTCGTAATTCTGCATTTCCGGCTCGTCGTCAATCCACATCGATTCGCTGTTAGCGTAAGCCCAGTCGGCCAGTTCGCTGAGAAACTCGGCGGCCTCTTGACGGCTCATGTCCGAGATAAATACCGTAACTTCTTTTTTTACAATCTCCAAATTGGTTCGTGTTTTATTTTCCATATCTTCAATTTTTAGGGGCGTTGGGGTCTATGATTACATAGACGGCCCGGCCCGGTTGTTTCACTTCGTGTTCTTGTCTCTTTTCCGTTTCCTTCACTTTCAGCCCTCCCTTCCGCTCGATGGAGCGCAGCTTTACGGCCAGTTGTTCCAGCTCTTCGGTGCCGAGCCGCCCGAAAGGCATTCCGGCTATCCGGGGATTCAGGCAAAAATCGTTGACCCTTGCCCAGTCCGTGGTGTCGATGCCGATTTTCTGCATGAGTTTCAGACATACGCTTCGGCGGAACCGCAGCTCCTCGCGCAGTTTCTTTCGCCATTCGTCCTGCCCGGTCAGCTGTTCCAGAGCGGCGCAGCACTCGTTGTACTCCGCCCGGGTCATCTCGCGCAGGCTCTCGGTGCGATTCCGTGTATATTGCCTCACGATCGAGCGCTTGAACTCTTCCCGGTCGCCGTAATAGGGCACTTTGCCGAACAGGGCGTAAAACCGGGCGAAATTGGTTACTTCCTGTGCCATGTTCATTCCTCCAATCTATCGGCGATTGCATACATCGCCCAACTCACCATAATAACTTTCACATCGTATCTATCCCTTTCGTCGAGCGAGTCAACCTTGACAACCACCGGTTCCTTAACCATAGCATTCCACACCTCTTCCGCCGTTTCTTTTTCCTCCGGACTTTTCAGTGTCATGATCGACTCAAAGTCTTCCCGGTCAAACTCAAATACGACCTGCACCTTTTGTTTTTCTTCCATAATTCAAAGATTAAACTGGTTTTCGAACAACACTTCGATGCCGCACGAGCTGGCCACGTCGAGCTCGAGCTTGGCGCCCTTCGACAGCTCCCAGCCTCGAAGCATGTAGATATAATCACAACCGAGCAGCAGGGCGATGTCCGCCCGCATGTGCTCCCGCCAATGCGCCTCGTCGGGCAGCCCATTCTTGAACGGGTTCACGGGATTGTAGCCTTTCAAGGCAAGGAATCGTTCCGCATTTCCAAAAGCCGCCTTGCGCTCTTCCAAGTCATAATGGGCTATCGCCCCGCTGATGTACACTTTCTTGTTCATTTTTTTCTGTGGTTTTTTCGTTCGTAAAACTTGTTCAATCGTTCGGGCGCTACCACCCTGTAATTGCACATGCCGCAGCATCGCCCCGTTTCTTTCACCGGATATGGGTTATGCCCGTATCCGACGAACTCCATGCCGCAAATGCAGCATCTGTTTTCTTGCGTCTTTTCCATGATCATACTATTTCAAATTGTACTACAAAATCATATTCTCTCCGCAGACGGCGAACCTGTGCGATGTTGTCCGGCTCGCTGCCGTAGGGCAGGTAAACACAGCGTTCTCTCGTGTTGACTTTCACGCCCTTCTTCCGGAGCCTATACAGCAGGTTCTTCCGGCGCATTCTCTTTTTGTCCATCTTCCATCCATGTTTTGGCGGCGCCTTCCTCCCATATTGTGTAGGGCTCGCCCGGTTGCTCCATAAACCGACTCTTGCACCACGCCTTGAAGCCGCTCACCATGATTTTGACATCGGCATCGTATTCCACCTTTC